TTCAAACACTGGAACATCATCTTGTCCAGAGTCCATAATACCAGCCTGAGCATCATCTTCCAAGTCATACAGTTTCATCTTGCCACGGTCGATACCAACCATGAAGCGTTTGTTCATACCTGGGTCGTTGTAACGATTCTTCAACTGCTTTATCATCAACTGGCCCATCTTGTCGAGTTCTTCTGTTGCGATAAGGGCAAACATCAAGTCAGCCGTAGCTGGTAGACCAAATGATTCCGACGTATCTGTCAATTCAACATCTGAATTGGCATAACCACTACGGGTTGTTTGAGTGGCAGAGACGATTGGCAAATCAAACTCTACTGCCAGACCACGGAGTTCTTCTGCGATACCCTTGATGACTGTGTAGGAGTTTGCACCAGAAGATGCTTTGTATCGACTAGAGGCACAGATATTAAGATAGTCAATGAAGATAACATCTGGCTTAAAGTTTCGCTTTAACTGGGGTTCGTTCAACAAAGCCTTGAAGTGACCAACGTGAGCCGATGCAGTTGGATATTCTTTGACAATCAAACGACCTTCTGTCTTAGACCTAATCTTTGCAATACGTTGGTCAAACATGGACTTCGAAAGGTCTTTGAGTTCTTGAATGTTCACGTTCATCAAGTTGGCATCGATACGTTCTGCGATACGCTCTTCTGCCATTTCGAGGGTGATATACAAAACGTTCTTGTTCTGACCCAATGCACCTGCAGCCATGTGGCACATGAACAGAGACTTACCAACACCAGTACCAGCAAGAGCAATGTTCAATGTCTTATTTGGTAGACCACCATTGGTAATCTTGTTGAACATCTCGAGGTCAAACGGCAACTTAGTTTCTGCCCGGTGATAGAAATCAAAACGGTCTTCGGCGTTATCAATGTAGTCATGTCCTACGTTGTTATCAAACCCAACTGCCAATGCATCTTGGAGAATGGAAGGAATACCATCTTGCGAATGTACCTTGTCTTCGCCATCAATGATTTGAATTGATTGCATAATAGCATTATACACGGCTCGGTCTTTACAGAACTTTTCCGTCTGGTCTAGAAGCCACTTCTCATTGGCATCCACATCATCATCAAGTGCGGTTAGAGTTTCTGTAACGTGCTGATACTCTTTCTCATTTACCTTGCGGTCATTTTGTAGAGCAATGTTTATGGCATCGATGGTAGGAAGAGAATTGTATTTTGTCACAAACTCATTGATATAACGATAGATTAACTTTTCAGCGTTGTCTGTAAAATATTCATCTTTAATGAATGGGATTACCTTACGCAGGTAATCCTCATCCGAAATCAACTTACTTAGGATAATAGTTTCAATTTTCTTCTGCAACATTCACATCCTCTAGTTCAAAATATTCTTCATAATCATTAGCAATCTTCATACAACAATCTTCACATACCCACTTCTCAAAAGTTAGGCCATGTTCTGAACCATGTAGGCAGATTGCGGCATCTTTCTTAGGATTGATGCCGCAACCACATTCGTCACAGATTTTCGTATTCTTCTGAAACATCTTCATCAAGAATTTCCACATTTTCACCCTCCATCATTTGTCCACCTGCCATGCGGTATCGTTTTTCAATCCAGTCACTGAATGTTGGGTCGGTCAGAACTGGCAGCCAGAATTCTTTATTGTATGTATCATTCAAGCGATGCTTCTTTTCTTCTGTTGCCAACTGGTACCAACCATTCGATGGCTTGATAACGTGACCGCTTTCTAGTGCCATATCAAGTAGACCAGACCACTTACTGATACCACCTTCAAAGGTAACTTCAATAGGAATCTTTGACTTCTCACGAACATAACGTGACTTTTCAACGTTGATGATAAAGTTATAACCAACAATCTCGGTACCCTGCTTCTCTTGTTGGCGACCGATGATAAAGATGTTATCAGCCGAGTAGTAGATGCCGGTACCACCAGAAACGATTGCCTTAGGGAACATACCGATTTCCATGTAAGTATGATTGACAACTACCATAGGAATGTCCTTGATGGTAAGATGTGGCGTAATCATACGAAACAGAGACTTCATCTGCTTGGCGCGGGTCATATCTGCAACCGACTTACCATCTAGGGCATCATCAACTTCTTTCTTAGAAGCAAGGTTACCCACAGAGTCAACTACAATCATGACACGGTCCTTGCGTTCAAGTTCGTTGACTTGCTTCATGATATCATGTTTCAATTGTTCAATGTCTGTGATGGGAGTATGAACGACCTTACCAGTATCAATGCCAAAGTTCTCAAAGTATGACTGAGGAGCACCAAACTCGGAGTCATAAAACAGGACGATACCATCATCATACTTGTCCAAAAAACTCTTCACCAACATCATGGCAAATGCAGTCTTAAAGTGTTTCGATGGGCCAGCAAAGACAGTCAATCCTGGTGTCAGACCACCATCTAACTTACCAGACAGAGCCACATTCAATGCGGGAACGGAAGTCTGGATTAAATCCTTGGTGCTAAACAGTTTGCTTTCTGATAGCACATTCGTTTCTTTGATGGTGGTATTCTTTTTCAGTTTGTCAAGTAGTGCGTTCATGCGAATAGGTCCTCCAATGTTGCTTTAGGTTCAGTAGACCAGCCTAGGCCGTCTACAATCATGTTAAGTGGGTCAAGAAATGCTTTCTGGAACATCATCTTATAGTCTATATACCGGTGAATGTCAAGTTCTTTTGGCATTATTCCGAGAAAAGCAATACAATTTTCGTGCATTGTATTAGGCTCTTTGAGATAAAGAAACTTAATCTTTTCACCCTCTTGAATTAATTCATACTTCTTGTCAAGATTTGCTTTCTTGATCATATGGTTATACATCAAGGCACCACGAACGTGCATCGGTGTCCCCTTGCCGTAGATATCAGCCGTAGATGTATACTTAGACAACCCATTTACACCTCGTGGGAATGCAATCTCTTCAGGTGACATCTTGTAAAATGCCGCACGGGTTTCTTCAATGAACTTCTGTAGAGTTGCTTCGTCGGAGGTCAGGCAGAGTCTGACGGCTTCTTTGAGGCTCTTGCGGACGGGCGCTGGCGTAGACGAGCGGACGATTTCGAGGCCCATGACTTTGAGTTTTGGCTCATCGTAACGGACGCCTTCGTTGTCATAGACATTAAGTGCATACCTCTTTTTTGCAACCCAGATGCCACGTTCCGCGATTGCCTCGCGTTTGAATATAATTTTCTTCTGAAATGCATTCGTGTAGTCCGCAAGTCCATCGCAACTCTTGTTGATCGCCTCTGTGATTTTCTCTTCGCAGATTTTATCGAGAACGCCAATGAGTTTGTCGCGGTCCATATCAGGATAAAACTTACTAACAAGAGGCTCCAGGGAAATATAACAAGAATCAGTATCACTGTAGAAAGAGTAGTTGTGTCCATTTGTTCCTACGACCTTGTTGAGATATGCGTCAAGTGCCTTACCTACTTCCTGAATAATATACTGGCCAGTCATAGTGATGCCTTCAGCCACACGGGCATCATAATAACGGAAGTATTCATTACCCATGGCACCGAAGAGAGAGTTCAACTGAATCTTTCTTGCCATTTGAAAGTTATTATACTTCGAAATGTCGTTCTTTAGTTTGGGATTTTTAGTAGCTTCATATTCTTTTTGAGCGGCAATCATCAACTTCTTATAGCGTTGACGGTCATCGAAGAACTTCTCTACGATTTCTGGAAACAGACCTTGCTTCGTGCGATTATAGCAATACCCATTCGAAGTCATACAATAGTCATTGTCTTTTAGGTCATCGAGGTCAAAAGTTTTATCAAGAAGGCCGCGGACTGTGGTGTCTTTGACATAACCATTTACCATGGTTTCAGGCGACATGTTATACTGCATAATGATTGATGGATACAGAGATGTAGCATCGAAAGAAACTACCCAGTCATACTTACCGGGCTTAGGTTCTTGAACGAAAGCACCTTCGATGCCACGACCCTGCTGGTCTTTCTTCTGCGGAATGTGAATGTTCTTATCATACAGGTGATTGTAGAGAAGGCAATCCCATGTGCGAACCTGTGAGAAAACGTCATTGTAATTACACTTGGCATCATAAGCCATTGTGAGAATTAGTTCAATCAACTTCAACTTACGTTCAAGTTCGTCCACAATTTCAACGTCTCGAACGTTGTATTCAACAAACTTCTGCCAGTCTTTAGTATAGAACTCACGGAAACTTTCATAGGGATTTTCCAGTTTGTTCTTACCAAGTTCTACAGAAGCAATATGGTCTAGCTTGTAGGACTCTTGGTTAGAATACGTAAACTTCTTAAAGAGGTCCAGATAATCTAGAACCGCGATTCCCTTCATTTCATAGGTAAACATCTCGCGACCCATGACGTTCATGTTCTTGCGCTGCACTAGACCCCAAGGAGAAAACTTTTTCTTAGTGGCATTTTCATCATTGAACAGCCGCTCTACACGGGCAATCAAGTATGCAATATCGAAAAGTTCAACGTTCCAACCAGTGATGATATCTGGATGGTTGTCAGAATGAAAACGGACATAAGTTTCTAGCAGGTCACGCTCATTGTCGCATTTAACATACAGAAACTTATTACCAGTGGCACGAAGGGTGGTAATTTCTTCTGAGTTTACATCATCAAAATCACCACAACCAAAGGTAATAATCTGGCGAGATACTAGGTCTTTGACCGTGATGAGAAGAATCTCTTCAAGAGGATTATTGATATCTGGAAAACCAAACTCGGTTTTCGTTTCGATATCAATCGTCTGAATCTTTAGAGCATTCATGTCCCATTCAATTTCACCAGGAAACTTATGTGTGATATATTGGTAGCCAAAGTTTGTCTGACCATAGATAGGAAAGTTATCTACTTCACCATAGGTTTGAATAAACTCTTTGGCGTCATTGTTACTTTGAAACTCAACCGGCTGAAGATTGTCGCCATACAGAGACTTGTGGACACCCTGTTCTTTACTCTTTACATAGAGAACAGGAGAGAAGTCTTCTCTACGATTAAAGCGCACACCATTATGAACACCTCGAACAAGAATCTTGGAGCCATATTGGTGTGCGCTGGTATAAAACTTCATGTAGACCTCTTTTCAATTCAAATACTAATATACTATAAAACATGGCAAAAGTAAAGAGGTTTATTTTTTCTTTCTTCTTGATAATAGTAATTCTAAGTCCATATCTTTTGTGCCTCCATCATATGGCAGAGCATATCCCTCATCAATCATCTGGTTATTCAACGAAGTCTCTTGACCATTGATGAACAGATGACCGATGATACGGCCATACTTCTCTGTGCTATCTGGTAACTCAGTCTTAATTAGAATATCTTTAGCGTCTGCAAGAGTTTTCTTCATCCATTCTTTAGACTCAAGTCCCAACGCTTTTTCTTTGAGGTTTGTAGTGCGACTTTCTGGAGTATCAATACCCGCAAGACGAATTCTTTTAGTAAGGGAAATATCAAAACCAAGGTCGATATCTGCATCAATCGTGTCTCCATCTACAACTTTGGTAACTGATTTGATGCGGTAAATATATGGAGTTATGTTTAATTGTGTCATACGATAATCTTACTTTCCGGTAGAACAATTCCACTACCAAACCGAACATTATACTCGTTAACCATTCCAGTATCTGGTTCGAAAATAGAAACAACTGCACCAGCGCGGATAGGAATGTCCCCGGTCTGAGCATACGGACAAAAGGGTGCTAGTCCAATACCAAACTGATTATTCTGGTTAGGTACCATCATAATCAATAGAGGCTTTTTCAGAATAACGAGGCCTTCAATACTCTCATCAATATCAGCAATGATTTCCTCGCCACTGATTAGCTTTATACATTTAATATTGGACATAGCATTCACCTTCTTAAATTATTACTTAGTTTTACCTTCTGCCAAAAATTCGGCAGCTTGTGATGGATATTCGTTATCCCCATCGGTAATGTCAATCTTCTTAGCTTTCTTTTCTTCTGGAATAAATGCTTCCAACCAAATTTTCAGCATACCATTAACCAGAGAAGAGCTTTTTACTTCCACATTGTCAGCAAGAGTGAATTCGCGTTTGAATCCTCGCTCTGCAATTCCCTTATAGAGATATTCGGTGTTGTCAACAGAGTCGATTTTACCGCGTATACTCAATAGACCTTCTTGCAATTCAATATCAATTTCCGACTTACCGAAACCAGCAACGGCTAGTTCGATTACGTAGCGACTTTCATCGACTTTCTTGATATTGTATGGGGGATATTTTAC